TTGTACCCCATAAAATTTTTATCTATAGCCATTGTTTTTTCTCCTTAGGTGCCGTCTTTTAATACACACGTAATACGTCATTTGCCATTATTTATCGCTGGCTTACGCAATCTCTTATTAGAGCCATCACCATACTTTAAATACACATAAATCCCTTTAAAATAACGATATAGTCGATACGCAAGCCTCACTTCAACCCTCTATTTCTTTCTTTTTACTACTATTGTAGCATTCTCACAGCGACCACAGCAATTGGGTGTTCCACAGTGACGATGGAGTAGTCTATCTATGAGTTTTCTAATCTTTTTTATTGTTTTTCTCATTATTCTTTCTCTTTGTCATTAGTGGCGTTTAGTCCTTGTCTAAATCGCTCTTGTCTTTGTAAAGCGTTCTGCTCTCGTTCAAACTGTTCTCTGGCTTGTATATACGCCGTATCAGTCATATCTTTTTGATAGCCAGTGAGTATATACCCTATCACGCCAGCGATGGTAATTATCAGTATCGGTAGTGTAAATATGATTTCTAACATATCGGGCGGTCTTTCTAAGATAAATTTTCAGACTCCTCTAAGTCGTAGATATTGTAGATACCTTCACTTGGTTGGCTTTCAAAGTTTCGTTCTCTACCAATAAAGGTATTGTCGTCTAAACCTGACGGATACGTGGTGCTGACACTATCTCGTGTACATTCAATGGTGGTATAGTGTTTATTACCAATAATACTGATATTATGACGTAAATGTCGTACTACGTAGTTACCAGACAAAAATAAGTCTTTGCCTCGTGGTTCTGCCTTGACTTGTGGTATTTCTAAGTAGATAACGTCACCTGCGTCAATGGTGGTGTTACCTGCGACTTCAACACGTAAAGCAATCATATTGACTAATTGTTTTTGTGCCTCACGTTGGCGTATAATTGACTTAAAATCTGGACGTACAAAATCGTTATGTAATTTGTCTGTATTGGAATAAACAAAACGTTTAGACGGATATTGTTCTAATCCTTTGTTAAACTCATCACTTGGTGTGGCTGGTAATAAATGACCATTATCTGATTTACCACCGTCTTTATCACTGGCAAGATGAAAATGTTTAGGAAATTCTTCAAAATAGTTATACGTGTGTGTATTAATCGTTTTGTTAAAAAAGTCTGTGGTAATCAATTCATTAGCAAAGGCACCACCTCGCATATGTAAAAGTGTGTCAAATTGATTAATCACTTCGTAGTTACGTATTCTACGCATAGCAGCATTGACTGGATTGTTACCGCCACCACCTCGTACACTACCTGATTCAACATAAAAACTTTCTTGTGGCATCCTTGTTCGTGTGCCATTATAAGCAATTAAACTTTCATAACTTCGAAAGTGAATACCTTGTTTGTTTTCAAAAAAGAGATAATCACTGTCATTGTATTTTTTTGATAGACTTTCATCTGCCATCATTTGTATGGCTTCATAAGGTCGTTTGTTTGGAAAGACATATTTGTTTAATGTCTTAGATGGCTCAATAAACAGTTTCTTTTTACTGTTTAAAAAATCTCTTTCTTTTACAAGTTGACGTACAATATCGTTTGTGGTACCACTAAAAGATTGATTGACACGTAATTTCTCATTAAAATACATTTCTTTACTACAAAAGTGTAATACGTAAACCTGCGCTGATTGATTGATACGTTTACGATTTTCTATTTTGTAGATATACATTGGCGAACCACGTGTAGATGTAAAATCATATCGTGTATTGGAAATTACTGAAGGTGTACTAAATGTAAATTCTATTCGTTCTAAACCTGTTAACGGTAAATCTTCAACAACATCATAACCGTCTGCGAGTACAATGTTACCTGTAATTGCTTTAGCGGAGATACTTTCAAATATATTGATTTCGGATATTAATGACTTGATTTCAATACCGTAAGGTCCATCACCCCCACCTTGTCGGTAAGAGTATAGATAAACGTTACTTAGTGAAAAGTCGCCTGGTTCTTGTAAATTATATCTATATTCCATATCATTACAAACTTATTTTTTTCTGAAATTCCTCAATGAATATCGGTAAATACTTTCTATCTAATAGTTTGATTTCTCTTTTTGCGTCTTGTAATCTTAATTCATATTCAAAATTTGAAACAGATGAAGCACCTAAGTCTGTACTATTACATTCTATTAAATGTGAATAATCTGATGATGTCGTAACACCACTTGATTGTACTTTTTCATAATGATGTATCGCACCTGGATTTGTATATTTGTTTTTAACATATTCTTCAAATGCCTGATCGCTCAACGGCCAACCATAATATCTATCTGTAATATTATTAGTAAGTAATATCACCCAATGTAGAGATGCTGAACCAAAATGTTTATACGCAATTGATTCTGGTGTATCACCATTTTGTACAAAGTATTTTAAGTAAAGTGATGTTGAATCAGAAATTTTATCTCTTAACTTAATTCGTCTAAAGATTTCAGTAACAACTTTAAGATTGCCTGAATTATCTATATCATAGACTATTTTAGGAAATGATGAAAAATACATTATTAGTAACCTTTAGCGATTGTTTCTTTTGTCATTATTTCCATTTCAGTAAATTGTAAATTCATATTAATAATGACAGGTGAAGCACCTTTTTGATCGCCATAAAATGTTTTAAATTTGTTTTGTGGTGCGTAATCAACATCACACGCCGTTAAAGCACAACGTGATACTTTAGGTAGATATAAGTTTTCTCTATCTCTATACATATATCTGATTTCAAATTCTGATGGTACACTAAAATAACGACCTTGTGTCATTGTAGAATTAAATTCTGGTAACATATGAAACTTAAACAAGTTAATAATATCGTGTACAGCTTCTAATTCTTTTTTGTTTCTTGGCGCAAAAGTAAAAGGATAGGTAAACTGTCTAAAAGGTACACGTTTAAATACAAATTCCATTTGAGGATTCATTGCTCTTGCTAAACCTTTATCAATAGCAGCATTTATATCGCCAACACCAGGTATGATAGATAACGCACCGGTAAGTGCTCTCGTAAATAATGGCTCTAAACTATCTAACAAAGCACTACCACCTTGTTTTAGTTTATCACTCAAACTACCACCGCCAGATATAAGTTCACTTAATTGTTTACCTAAAAAACCAGCTAATTCTGTATCAGCATTTTCATATTCAGCAGCATAAGTAGATTTGACACCTGATTGAGGCATATACAAACAAATTGCGTCTGATAAAACACTATGAGTTTCTAAATGTCCTGATGTTAATCCAGATGTGGTTCCTCTTAAAATAGATGATTCTATTTTGTCACCTGATTTAAGTTGTTTTAATGCTAATGTTTCAAGTGTAAATACTGTATTTCCACCTGCTTGAAAGTCTAAACCACCTTTTTGTATATTTAAATTACCACCTGTTGAAGTTGAGCTAATAAAATTACTTTTATTGTTCATTACAATATAGAAAATCATATAGTGACCCTCATCAATAAACTCACCTACATTTAAAGGATAATACTTTGTGCCATATGACAATTTGTCATTTTCAGGATTTAAATGTGCCGTGTCTGATCTATCAACGGTTTCTAATGGCGACCTTTTATGTTGTTTAGCAAATATTTCTTTTTCATTTGCTGTATTTTGATTAGGTGCCTTACCATAAATGGTATTTTTTATATTACCTGCGAGTTGGCTAAATTGTGATGCTACTTTTCCTACCATAATACCTGTCTAAATATGTTTACTAATATTTATATGAATTATGGCTAAGTCTTACAAAGGAATATATCGTCCCTCGTATCCAAAGAAATACGTTGGTGACCCAAATAGAATAGTATATCGTTCACTTTTAGAGCGTAGGTTTATGTTATATTGTGACAGAACCGAAGACGTTGTTAATTGGGCAAGTGAAGAAATATCTATTCCGTACATCTCACCTATCGACAAAAAACTACACCGATACTATCCTGACTTCATTGTAAAGACGGCAAAGGGTAGAAAACTGATTATTGAGATTAAACCTTATCGTCAAACATCACAACCAAAAGCACCTAAACGTAAAACAAAAGCTTATCTACGTGAACAGTTAGAATATATTAAGAACAATGCTAAATGGAAAGCGGCGAAGGCGTTTTGTGAAGATAAAGGTTTTGAGTTTAAGATAATTACTGAAAAAGAATTAGGTGTTTACTAGGTACTTCCTAAAATCATATTATTAGCAGTTGTTTCAGGATTTACAACTTGCGGATTAGTTGTAAGACTAGTAGTATTTGTTTGTTTATTATCATTTGTTGTATTTTGATAAATGATTGGTGGGTATTCTGTTGTACCTGGTGCGACAGGAGTAATACCTTTGTCTTCCATCTCGTGTGGCATTAAACCGCCTGTATCTATCATTTGTTGTAATTGACCAATATCTTCAGGTATTGTACCGGCAACTGTATCTCCAGATGCTCTTCTTTCCTCTACAAGAGTAATAGCTTTTGTTTTTAATTCGTTTTTATATTTAAATTCTTGTAATCTCTCTAATTTATTTTGTAATCTTTCTCTTTTTCTTTCTTTATCAGGAGCAAATGCTTTTTCAAAAGGTCCCATTTCTTCATAATCTTTATCAAGTGTTTCTAATTCTTTATTGACAACAGCAATATCCTGATCTATTTTTAGATTTCTTTCCTCTATTTTTTCTTGTTGACCTTTTTGTATATCTGAGGCATAATCACTAGCACCTTTTTTATTTTTCTCATCTCGTTCTTCTTTTGTCATTAAATTTAACTTATCTAATAATTTAAACAATCCATAACCTACAGCAATAATGGCTGCCCCTATTAATAAAAATGGTAATGCTGATGCTAAAAAACTAGCGGCAGCAGCTAATACAGATACTAATAATCTACCTAATCCTTTTGCTAATGTAGCAAATAGTTTTGTTATTTGACGTATGCCTTTTCCTAAATTTACAAATACACGACCAACACCTTTAAAGGCTTCAATCGGTGCCATTAATGTATCTTTAAATGATGAGAACATATCTTTTAAACTTTCAGGTATGTTTTCTAATAGTTCTTCTAAGAAATTTTCTGATTTATCTAATTTTAATTTATTTCTTCTATCTTCATTATCTTCTTGTCTTTTAATTAAAGCAAGTTGTCTATCCGCAAGGTCTTTTGCCTTTTTATCATCACGTTCTTCTTCATTTTGATATTTTTCAATATCTTTTTTTAATTGTTTTTCATCTGCTAAAATACTTTTTTCTTCTTTTATGATTTCATCTTTTTCTTTTCTTAATTCTTTATTTGTTAAGATAACAGCTTTATATGTAACTTCTCTATCTTTTTCAATTAACTTTGTTGTAGCAGATATATTTCTTTGTTGTAATTGTAAAACTTCTTTATCAGCATCTTTTTTTGTACTGACTAATTCTTTTAAATTTTTAACTACGTCTGTTCTTAAAATATCAGTGTATTTGTCAAAGTCTTCACTCATCTCACCGATAATGTTAGATAATTTTTCAACGACTGTGTCTATCTTACTGACTTGACCACTTTCTAAATCTCTTTTAATATCTGTTAGAAATTTTGTACGTTCAGGTAAGATTACAGAATCAGAACCTGCTTTTACCATTTGACCTACTGATCTTGTAATTGTAAAAGCAAGTTCTTTAAGATTTGATATTTCTACAGTCGCATCCATAATTATTTTTTATCTGATTTTGCTCTACTGCCTGTGTATAACCCAAACCAAGCAGCGCCAGCACCTACAACGATAGATACTAACCCACTTTGTTCCATTGTTGGACTTGCTAAGTTCATATACCATATGACAACTTTGTATAGTAGATAGATGTATGTTGAAATGAACACTCTTGGAAATATTCTCCAACTATCAACTGCTCTTGCTAAATGAATAAGTTTAGCATAAGGATTTACACCTAAATCTTTAATTGATGTATCAACTTCTAAGTCAACACTTATTTTTTGTTTTGGTTCTGCGACTTTTATTTGTTCGTCTGACATTTATTTCCTCGCTTTAGCCATTTTGGCGTCTTGTTTTTCTTTTTCTTCTTTTAAATAATTAGCTAATAACGAAACATAAACATCCCTCTCCCACGGCATCATATTCTCAATCTCACTTAAAGAATATTTATGATGCTGTATCAAAGCAAAATTTGTTTCAAAGTATGCTTCTAAGGTGTTGTGGGAGAGGACAATTCGAAAAAATCACGTAAACCTGTGAATTTTACCTTACTTCGTACACTCGTTTTAGGATTTACAACCTCAGTTTCGTGTTTTAACTTAGGCATTTTATCGAAAAACGATTTTACTTTTTCAAATGATTTTTGATCTAGTGATTCAAAAAACGAAGTAATTTCCTCTCTTGTACTATCTTTAGGATTAAAAACTTTCTCACCTTCAAAGATATGGTCAATACAATCAATTAATATATCAAAGATAGCTTCTAACTTACCTTCTTCTAATAATTGTGTATTTTTGTAACTCTTTAATGTGGGATAGGTTAATACAACACCTAAATTTCTACTTTCATCAATGACAATTTTATTATCGTGGTCGTCATCTACTTGTACATCTACTTTTGTTAAATCTATCTCTACATCACCATAAGTTTTTAAGTCGTCTGGACATAAAACTCTAAACTTAGCCACCTCTCCAACTGACCGAGCACGGATTTGTAAAAAGATATATTCTAAATCAAATATAGGCAAATCATCTGCCTTTAATTGACCAAACGTACAATTTTCTACCACTTGTTTTACTGCTGAAACTAATTCAGCATCAACTTTATTATTTTCAGCGGCTATCAATAAAAGTTTTTCTTCTTTTACAGTAAATGGTCTAAATTGAACCACTTTATCTGTAGAAGGAAGAGTTAACTCATATGTAGGCACATCAATTTTTGGTAAAGCCATATTATCTCCTTAGTTATTATAAAAATGGTGGAAATACTCTTCCACCAGTAATTCTACCTGTAGGCACACTTCTACTTATCTGATCTAATACTTGCGTTCCAGCACGTCTAAGTTCAGGCGGTAGTTTGCCTAGCAAACCTCTATCAGTTTTTTTAATTGTGTAATCATCTAATTCTGAGGTTCCTAAATCTATTTTACCTTTTTTGTCAAGGTAATAATTAACCCAATATCTATATGAAAATGTAACACTAAATTCTACAACGTTATTATTATCATAATTATAATTAATATCACCTATTGTTGTAGGAAAAGCATCATAAATTTGACACGCATAAGTTTTAGAATCTCTTTCATTTTTCATCACAAAAGATCCTAACTGATAAATGTTCATATCTGCCACATAGTTATCATAAAAATTTACATTGTGAGAAGATAGATTTACAGCACATCTCTGCCATAATTCAAAAAATTGTCTTTCTCGTAAAAACTTATCACTATAAAATGTTGCTGTAATTTGACCGTAAGTATGGTCAATAGATATATTTCTCGGCGGTCCATTATGTTGTACAGGTACTTGTTCTATTGTTCTACCTGGCATATTCACACTTCTACAAAAAGATTGTACTCTTTTTTTACCATTGGCTTCTAAAAAGAAATCTTTTTGATTTGTAAAACCTTTATATTCATCATAGTCACCAGAAAAAGCTCCGTCACCAGCGTCATCATACACAGGTAAAGATTCTATGCCCTTAGGTATTCCAAAGTCAACATAATATCTTGCCTGTCTAGCAAATCCTTCGGCTTCATTTACTGAAGCTAAAAATCTTCCCATAACAGTTTCAGTATTACCACCTGGCTTTTGTCTAAATCTGTCATCATTTTCGACATTTTCTAAACTTCTATCACGTGGTATACCTACTCTAATATCATAACCACCAATTCTTTTTCCGCCTCGTAAAATTGCCATTAAATCATACCTCTACTTTGTCCCCAAACATAATTGTCTGATCGTTTCTTAAATTGTTGTACAGGTAAATATACAGCAAGAGCAGCTTCATCTACATCTATTCTTAAAAAATTTGATCTAACATAACCATACAAATATTTTTTAATTGTAGGTTTAACAAATGGAACATTTTTAATTCTATTGTAACTTACATCAAATTTATTATTTTTATTTAACTCTACTCGTGTAGCAAACTTACTATGTACACTTTCTAATAATCTAAATCTTAATATTGGTGGTAGATAATGAAAGTTCATACCTAAAAATCCACCTTTAATTGGCTCTAGTGGTAAAACTAGAGGAAACGTATCATAGTATGGCAATTTATCTTTTGTTTTAGGATCGTAAAAAAATAGATTTAATCTACCTTGACTAGGTTGTTGATTTAATTTGTTTTGATTTATCAACTTTCTAGCAGTGACTTTATCGGCAATAGATGATACCGCATTTCGATACCAACTTGCTGACTTACGAATACCACCTTGTTTATCTACTAAGGGGTCTAAAATATTGATTGCCATAGTGCTAATATTTATACTAGAAATAAAAAGGGGGACTATATTTCTATAGTCCCCTCAAAGTCTAAGAAGTGGAGAGATTACTCGTCTTCAGCAAGTTTACTAAAGTAAGACAAAGTATCATCTTCATCA